GGTGCTTCATAGATATCTTTGTATACCATTCTCAGTACATATCTGTGACCAGCAACGATCTCAGCATCAGTAAGAGTGATAACAATTTTATCTTGAACAGGAGCTACATATTCGCCAATTACAGCAGATGGTTTAGAAGCCTTCTGGATTTCATTACCGAATTTAATGTTAGCTTTCTGTGCAACTGTACCATCCGGCATAGTTACATTGATCTTATTCTGAGCTACACCTACATACAAAGAAGTAGCGTTTACTGCATCAGCAGCTGTTTTAATGATAGCTCTATTCTGGTCGAACAAAGCAACATCACCTGCTGAAAGAGCATCAGCTGTGGTATATGATGCAGGCAGGTTTTTACCGATTAGAATATAATCTACGTGTTGAATCATTGTATTAAAGTTTTTTGCGTATTAAGTATTGCTTGACAGAATTGAATCAATTCCTCTATAGTTAACATACCTTTCATCATATTGACGCAGGAACATACTAACTATGTGTTTTCTTTAGTATAACCTTTATTAGGATCTATTCGATCAATACTTAGATTTGTACTAACTTTTCCAGAGTAGATCTAATGTGTCATTGGTATACCTGATAACGCACATAGACCATTTTGTCTAGACCACATATTTAACATATCCTAATATGTTAAATCAAAATATACATTATGTTTTCTAGATCTCTATTTTGCGTCATTTAATCTAGCTTTCATAACGTATTCTAATGAATTTTCTTTAGAAGTTTCTATTCTCTTCTTATGCGTATACATAATACATATTAGACAATTTGCGCGCCGTCTAACATATTCGTTTTTCTACTTTCCTTATTTCAGATTTCCACGTCAAACGAACGCTAAAATTAAAAATTAATTGTCAGAATTGTCTGACTGTTTAGTTGAAGCAGCTTCTGATAGATATAGTCTAACCGCAGCATCAACAATTTCTTGGTGAGTTACTTCAGGTAACTCTGTGTATTCTTCTTTCAGATTACTACCTAAATCTTTAGGATTTCTTAAGTAAGTTACAATATACTTAGTAATACCATACTTACCATCGGTTATCAAGACTATTTTGTTCTCCGTATATAAGCGAACAGGTCTGGCTTGATTATGGTGCAAGTGGTATTCTGACAGACTGTTTTCTAGAATTCTATCTACTGTTTCTATGGTAGCTTCTAATACGTCTCTTGTCCTAACTACTAAGAGTGGGCAAGCATTAGAATAAATATCAATATAAACTTCTTCACCTACTGTAAACACATAATCTTCAGGGTAGTCTATTAACCATCTATTATCTTCTGTACTAAAGTCAGACTTAGTGTATATCTTCTTACTTACTAAAGTACGTAGTTTATCTGTTATCTCTTGGTTCTGTTGAAAAACTCTATATAATGACTTAACATATTCGTCTTTACCTCTGTTGATATAATGGAATATCATATCTGAAGTAAGCTTAATAGTAGTATTATATCCCGGAACTATACTCTACAACTATCTCTCGAATGCTATTTGGAATTGTCTTTCGGTCATAATTATTCAGATAATTGGTTCAACTATAGTTTGGTTGATGTTCTTTGAGACTCAATATTCTCTAATGCTAACACTACAGCTCTGTTAATTATCTCATTCATTACATCATCTGGTAAGTCTAATTCACTATCAGGCTTAGTATAATCAAATGGTGTAGGTTTCTTGATATAAGTAATATCAACTGCATATTTACCATCAGTAGGTTTATACTGATTCTCTTGCATCATGATAGGATCTACATATATGAGTAAATCATTATCTTCTAACACGGCAACTGGGAATTCCACCCATGGTATATTATTATAGGTCTACTTAAATAAACCAGCTGTATTATGATCCACTAGTAAGCAATTAGTAGGGTAATTACCATACTTCAATTGAATACCCCATATAGTGAATCTCTCTCCGTTATTATGCACATTCTCTAATAAGAATTCATTATACTCTGTATTAGTAGCAGATATATTCTTATCTGTACGTACTAAAGCATCTAGTTCTGAGATTCTCTATTGAGATCCTTCAAAGCCTATCTTAAGTATATTGTTGCCGCTTATCTTATTACTTAAGATCTCAATCTAAGCTTGATTAAGAAATAAGTCTGTTTCCTAAGGTAGGAATGCAGGAGCACCACCGAAGGCAACTCCCTAAGCATTCTTATCTAGGATAACTTTAAACTAAATATGTGCAGTACGGTTATTCATTATTTAGACTTAATTTCATTAAGTATCGCCATCTTAATGTCACTGTTCTTCTTGTCTTTCAAGTAAGCAATAACATCTTCAAGACCATTACCAATCAAGTCAGTACCAAAGTAATAATTAGCTCTGTTCTTTCTGATAATGTTTTTAGAGATAGCTTCTTCAATTACGAAGTTAATTTCTTTATTAGGATTATCAACCCACTTCAACATGAAGTTCTTAGGTGACTCTTCAATCTTCTCTGCCATCTTAGCTTCTACAAGCTCATTAGACATAGTATCAGATTTAATACCATAGAGTCTCAAACACTTACGCATATCTTCAATAGACATCTTATCCATTTCTCTATATGCTTCACGTTTAGCTTTGTTGATTCTGTTGGTTTCTTCTGCCTCATTGTCACTGTTAGTCATCACATAATCAGTAGAAGGTTTAATCTTATTAATACCATCTGCTACTCTTTTATGACTCTTCAGGAACAGATATTGAAGTTCATCATAAGGGTTTTCTGTATGCAGTATAATACCGTCTCTACCTATCTTGCAACCGAAAGTTTTCCAAAACTCACTAGTTGATGACAGCTGTCCTTCTGCATAACCAATTTCTTTTTCTAGACGTCTAGCGTCTTCTTCTGTAAGACCTGTGTAACGGTTACCTGATCTTGTCCAATAAGATCCAACCCAATCAAAACACGTAGGCCATTTAGTAATACCAGTCCAAGGATTACTTTTAATAATTTTAACGATTACTTCCATAATATAAATATTAGAATATCCAGTTATAAGGGTTTGGGGCCCGAAGGCCCCTTTGTTCACAGAGAGATTAACTCTTATTCTGCTTCCATGATAAGTTCACCGCAAGCTCTTGGATCTCTCAACATAATACCCATTTCACCAAGGAAGTATACGGTATAACCGTCCTTACCATTAGATCTCAGAGTATTCTTAGAGTTAGCATAACCAGACGGAGCAACAGCACCACCAGTATACCAAGTTACGAACTCACGACCTTTACGAACTACTTTTACGATGTTAGCTTCACCATCACGTCTACCAAGATCCAGGAATGTTATACGATAAGATTCCAGAGGTTTCTTAGTAACCGGATGTAACTTACGATTGTAAGTCAAGTCATCATAAAGTGGGAAATATTTCAGAGTCAATTCGATTCCATTGGTCATCTTGTAAGTCTTGAATTGACCACCGAAAGTCAAGTTATCACCAGAACCAGTTACGAATACTGTATCAATCAAGTTCATGTTAACAACTTTTTCTTTCAAGATTCTGTCGAATTCTCTCATACCCATTTCACCAGTCAAACCAACAAACTTACGTTCGTTAGTACCCAGTACATTGTAAGAAAGATCGAACAAGAAATCTTCCAACAGTTCTGCTGTCAATTCAGTGTAATAACGTCTATTTGATGGAGCAATTTGTTCCAGCAAACCAGCACCAATAAATACTGGACGACCGTTAGTACCTTTCAGGTTACAAGAACCATCTTTGTTTACATTGTTTTTCATGTAAACCAACATTCTTTCACATCTCTTATACCACTCACGCATAGCAACCCATTCCTGATAGTCTGCCCACAAGTAAGAAGATTTACCTGTTTTAGGATCTTTCAGGGCGATAGCCATAACTGTAGAATAAGCTGAACCAGTAATATCATAGTTAATACGAATTGTCGTCAGATAATTACGCATTTTGAAATGAGTATTATAGTTCAGGATATCACCTTCTTCACTGTATTCTTCTACAGCAGAAGCAAGACGTGATACTTGGCTACCCGGAGTCAGCAAGTCAGCAGGGATATAAGATGAAGGTTGTCCGTCTGCTACGAAGCAAGTGTAAACCCAAAGGTTACCATCTTGGTAAGGAGCACCAGCTACACGTACTTGGTATTCTTTATCGTCGAATTCCAAGATAGCTGTAGGACCGAACCAGTTATCTTCAAGCCACAATTGGATAGGAGTATTACCCAGACCCGGAGTAGAATCAGAAGTAATAGCAGCACCATTCCATTTTGCATCTCTAATTGTAACTGCTCTATCAGCATCAATCATTACACTCCACTCCCAACTCGGTTGGTCAATCGTCATAACGTTACCAAGACCACCTGTCAACATATCCAAGGAAGTGTTGTAACCGCTATCCTTAGTTCCGAATACATAAGACAATACGGTAGCAACCTGATATGGGTTCTATTGCGAAGCTGCACTGATTTTGGCAGTGTCAATCAAGTCTGAAAACCATTTACCTTTGTATAAAACTAAGTTATTTAGAATATTATTATCCATAAAATACTAGTAATTTTAATTTATTTAGTTTATTATTAATTTACACGCAACTGCTGCGCAAAAGACTTCCACATATCTATATCGCTAGTGTTGTCCGTTTTCTTCGTCTTTCTACTTACTCCAGTTTTATTCAAACTATTTTTGAACTTACTGATAGCGTCACTAGAACCTTCGTTCTTTGCAGCTTTAAGTAGTGTATCGCCTTTCATTGTAAAGTAAGCAGACTCGAGTAAATTCTTTACGCTCTTGGACCAGTCTTTCTGGTACTGTGTCTTACCATCAGCGTCGGGTTTAAAGATATACTCTAACAGTTGTTTCTTATCCTTTTCCGGAATTTTGATACCGCGTATATCTTGCATACCTTTTATTTCGTTGACAACGCTATTAAAATACTCCTGTTGACGTCTAGCAGCTTCCTTAGCTTGGTTTTCTTGATCTTTCAATAGCTGTTGTTTCTTATTCTCTCTGATCTCTTTCAGAGCTTCTAAAGCATCTTCTGCTTCATCTTCAAGTAATCCAGCATCTTCATACTTAGTAAGTTTCTTATCAATCTGCTTATTACTATAACCTTTTTCTTTAAGGAACTCTTTAAGTATGATCTTCTGGTTTACTTCATTGTCTTCAATGCTAAAGTCTTCTAGATCAAGTTCACCATCAATCTCAAAGTAATCTCTCAAGTTACCGCCATTCTTTACGAAATTATCCAGTGCTTCTACTTCTTCACTAGCATACTGTGGTACTGAATTCTCTTCAATTACTGCTTGGAAATAGTCTACCAACTCTTCAGGTGTACTAGGT